CGTTTGGACGCTGGTATGTGGGATTTCATGGTTTTATCCTCCCATCAAATATTTGCATCATCTTTTTACATTGATTGCAGGTGCCTTGTTCTACTTCTTTGCTCATGCCGGCTAATGCAATCCTCATATCATTAATTTCTTTCATTAATTTAAGATTTCTCTGATATTCAGATACAGCATCTTCATAAGCTTGCTTAATTTGTCCTCGCTCTGTTTGAGCCTGATCCTTATCAATATTCTTTTTTTTAAAGTCGTTGTATAAAGACTTCATTGATAGATAGGCGAGCTGTTCAGGCTGCGACGGATAAGCTGCTGGTAATGGATTATTTGAATAAGCAATCTTTTCTATTTCTTTAAAATCCAGCATTACACGCTCCTTTTTTATTAAAATGGCAGGTCAAAAGCGCTCAAATCTGTCGTCTGCTCTTTTGATTCCCAGCTGTACGCTTTATTGTTACTTGACAGGCTTGATATGCGTTTTGTTGAATTGCTATAAAACAGCTTGACTTCGTTTCCTTTTGACGTTAGCTTGCCGGTGAGACGATTTTTGAGAATCGATAGCTTGCTATCGCACTCTCCGTTTTCATTTCTTGAATAAGCCATAACCACATCAACGCGGTTTGTAATATCTCCCGAACCTGCAACATCGTCATTTTCAATGCTGGTCTGTGCTTTCCTCGGGTGAGCAACAACCAGCACCACAATATTGAACTTTACCGCAATAGCCTTTAACTTTTTGATAAATTTAGATTGTGCACGATATAAATCATCTTTCATATCAACGTCGAGCGCCGTCATAAGATTATCAATGCACACGAACCGAATTCCATATCTGCAAATTGCCTTTTCGATTGTTTCTGTAAGGCTTTCAAATTCTTCTCCGTCGTCAATGCTGTTGTTATCGTATATGTAGGCATTACCCCGGTACCAGTTATTGATTTGCTCCTCAATATCGTTTGTGAGAAAATAGGTTTCTTCGCCAAACTGATTGAGATTTGTGGTTATGTTCTTAGGCCCGGCTGCTTGCAAATCCAGCCATCGTTTAAAATGGTAGTCTGTAAGTTCCCCAGAATAAGCCAATGTTTTATAGCCTTGTTCCAATGCTTCAACTATCAGCTGCGACATAAAGGTACTTTTGCCCTCTCCACGCTTTCCAGTAAGCAAAATTACTTGGCCAAAATACATACCTCCGATCACCTTATCGATCTCATTAATTTTGGTGTAAATGCGTTCAAGATTGTAAATATCAACCGCTTTAACATCGGCTAAATCTTTGATGTGGTTTACTGGCTGAATTTTAGCGTTTTGGATTGCGTTGATGATGGTTTCTTTTCCGTACTTGCGGAGAATGTCGTTTGCGTCCTTTTCCCCGAAGTAGTCCTCCATCTGAACGACACGCACCGGCATAGGCAAACGCTTTGATAATTCATCAACCAGTGTGATCTTGCCTTTTTCGCAATCTCCGAAAACAATTACTTCATTGAATTTGGTTATCCATTCCCAGCAGTTTTCCAACCATGTAAATCCTTGTGCCCCTGTCGGCACAGAAACCGCGTTTTTTATTCCGCACTCGCTTACTGACAAACTATCAATCTGCCCCTCTGTGATCACCAGGGCTTCGTAATCGACACATTGATTCATTCCAAATAAAATTGGCATGGTATTGGATTCTGACCATTCTTTGTTTTTATCCTTGGCCTTGTCAAAATCAGCTTTGCGGTACTTAACAAATTGCAGGACACCGCCGGAATCATAAAAAGGGAAAACCAGAATATTGTCATTGCTTTTTTGAGTAGTAATTTTATACCGTTCAACAACCTCCCGGCTGATTCCTCTTTTAGCCATATACTCAACTGCTTTGTTTCTGATTTCGATTTCATGCTGTGGCAAAGAACGATAAACCTTTTTCTGCGTATTCTGTTTAAAATCCAATTTATAATCAAAGTCTTTTGCCATCTTTACGAAATGGCCCTGTTCTCCGCAGCTTGACCGAAAGCATTTAAACATTCCAGTTTTTAGATTGATGCTGAAAGTATCTTTATCGTGTCCATCACCATTACAATAGGGGCATAGTTTAAAAAATAGTTCATCGCCCTTGACATGAGTTTCAGCGTTCAACTTTGAAGCCAATCCAAAAACATCATCACGCTTTAATTCGTATGGCACTTAATCACTTCCTTAATTCAGCTTTCAACCGTTCAATCTCGTCCTCGGAATTTTGCGCGAAAGCGCCGCTCTCTTCTTTTACTTTCTTACTATCTTCTTTTACTTTCTTATACTGTTGTCGGTTGCTTGTCGTTTGAATGTCACTTGCTTGTCGGTTGCCTGTCGTTTTGCGTGTCACCTCTTGAAATTTATCGTAATTATTTATAGCAATGATGCTGTATTTATTGGTTTTTTTGACTGTCACTTCGCCTGTCGTTTTCAAATGATTTAGCGAAGTTCTTACAGCACGAATTGACAAATGCAATTCATTCGCAAGTACAGCATAAGAAGTAACTCTGGAACCTCTTCTTATGGTTTCACCGTGCCATTGACTATCCTCAATGCTAACCGTTAATATCAGGTGAATAAACACTTTGAATGTATTTGGATCGTCGTACCATTCCCATTTCAAAAGGCTCCGGTGCAGCTTTATAAACCCAGTTTCAAGCACTATTTATTCACCCACTTTCTAACCGCTCTTTTAGTTCTCGGTAAAGAATTTCACGAATTAATTTTCCGCTCGTCTCAGCTTTGCAATATTGAATTTGGCAGTTATACCGGGCTTGCCATGCTGTGATGCTGGCAACAAAAGCCTGCGCTGACATTTGGCTACGATACTCGCCATTAAAGGCTTTCTCCCATGATGCATTCTCAATCAGCAAATAAACTTTTGCGCCAGCTTCTTTTGCTCGTTCAAATTCTCGCGTAAACCGTCCGCGACCTTTACAAAAACAGCCGCACAACTCGTCAAAGCTCATTTTTCTTTCAACCGCTACATTTAGCCTGTGAGCCGTTCCATCGGGCAAAAGGTACTTGCAGGAGTAGTCACCAAAATCTAGCTTTTCGCGTTCATAGGGGCAATTAAGTCCCTTCAAACGTCTATGTAATGCTGGGGTGTCTTGTTCTCTCGTATCAACCAAAATTGTCATTGATTCAAGAGAATTTTTCACTTCAAAAGGTGTCATTCGTTCACCTTAGAATGGAAGATCGTCATCTGACTTTATATCCTCAAATCCGCCACTTTCTGGTGAAGCAAACGATACCGCATCATTGCTGTTGCTCAAAAGTTTGTCTTTTGGCATTTTAAATTCACCTTTTCGGATAGTCTCGGCAGCATCTAAGCGGCAGCACTCGGTAAAAAATCCTCTGTTTCCTTTGAACTTATATTCTTTGTTGCGAAACAAGCCACCGACAATTTTGCCTTTTAACTTTGTTTCATCCCAATCCCAGTGATAACCAGTATTACTGTTTTCAAACGCCCACATTGCACCGTCAAAAGTATTTTTTGTCCATCCGTCCTTTTCACTTCCATCATCCTTAGGCTCATTAAGCCTGTATGTACCTTTCCACTTTTTATCTTCTTGTTGCTGAGCATTATAGTTATTTTTGTAAAAGTTCTTGTATTCACCTTCTGCAATGTCAAAACTGATTAGCAGAACATTTCCCCATGTGTATTCAACTTCTTTTGCTTCAAGTATTTTAAGAACATAACCGCCAATTGGTAGTTGCTCCTGCGTTTTTGCCGGTTCCTTTGGTGCATAATCTTTATAAGGTTTCATGATATAATTCCTCCAAAATTTTTATTATTTTAAGTCCCAATATTCACGAATTTTTGTATCTACCAGTTTTAAATCGTTATCAATTTCTCGCTCAAACATATCCATTGGAGACTTGATCGTGTCATTTCCGTTGGTTTGAGTTCGAAAAAAATACCTCCCATTTTCAGATTCGGCCATCAAAACAATGCTAAATAATCCCTCTACCGTTAGCTGATCATCAAGCATCTTTCCAACTGTTTTTGCTTTAACTCCTAAATCGGTTTTTTGAACGTGGTGAAGAAAATACACAATCACATCATCGGGTGTGTTGCGAATAACAAAATCAATCAGCCCTTTAAAATGAACCGCCATATCAGTGAATTTTTTGTACCCGGTTTCGTTCACTTTGTCGAACATTTCAAAAGCCATCAAATATTGGCTGTCATCTATGACATACTTTTTTAGCTTTGGTGCTGAAAGCCCGGCAAGAATATTCCCATATGTAGCACCGTCTTTTTTTGGTATTTTCTTTCTAAACGGCAGCGGCTTACTTGCCACATTGAAAATTCCGACTTCATCAACATCAAAATTTCTTAAACTGGTGGATTTACCTGAGCCGCTTTCACCCAGGATTAAAACAGGGATTCCCATTGTCTACACCTCCGTATAGTCAACAATTTCAGTTAGTTGTTTTGTCTTTTTGCAATAGTCGCATTTTTCACACCTTTGCGGTTCAACCTCTCCTTTTTTTACTAACATAATCCGGCCTAAATCTCGTTTTACAACGTCAAGACAAAAATCCAATCTTTCTTGTTTTATTTCCATTGCCGCTATATCCGTTTCTTTTTCTTTGGTTGCGGCCGCAATGTAAAATGGCAATTGCAACCCGGTATTTTGCCTGACGATTTCTTGATATACCGCGCCTTGAATGTCATATCCCCACGATTCAACAAAAGTTTCTCTAAAATGAATTTCCGGATTCCATACGCGTTCAAAGTCTCTCATGACTTTTAGGTCAACTATTGAAACGCCTTGATGATAGCTGTCAATTTTGATTTTGAACGGTATTTTTTCGATTTCTCCGGTCATGATGACTTGCTTTTCTCCACTCATGAGAGCCATAAACAATTCGTCTCGCTCGACGCGCTGAATGATATCTTCGGCTTGAATATAATCAGATTTCAAACCGCCGTCTTTTTTGAACAGTTCCGGGTGTTTTGCCTTAAAAATATCGAGTGTTCCTTCAAAGTTTGCATCTACATAGGAACCAACGAGCAAAGCTGTTGACATAGGTTCTGCATATTCTCCGTTGTATTCAGCCAATGCCTCCGCTTCACATTTTTTGAACGACTTGAATTGTGAAACACTCATGTACTCTTTGTTTGATTCTGGGGAAAAGTAATTTTCAGCGGTTAAAATCATAATTCTGTCACCGTCAATTCATCGTCATTCGTAGTCCGAGTTGCTATAAATTGCAGCCCTTTTGCCTTGCATTTGTCATACAGACGTTTGCGGTTTTCGTCGCTCAATTTTTCAGCACCATCAATTAAAATAATCTGCAATGCGTTTGGTTTGGAAATTGCAACATCGACGCACAAATCAAGCTGCTCACCCTCTGATAAGTTGCTGATCGGTAATCCATTAATCAGCGGGATGCCATCTTTTACGGTCAACCCTTTAACTGGAATTGTTGCGGTTTTGAGAATTTCGGCGGGCAACTCTCTTGCCAGTTCAATTTTGCGGGTAAATTCTTCCGATTCTTTTTCATACTCACTATTGCGCTCCTGCTGTGCCACCATACGACGATATTCATTAAGATGTAGTTTCATGGCTTCGGCAGTTTTAATCTCGTCTTGAAGCACTGCGGTATCCTGTGGCACTTTATCTGTGTATTGGTTGGCAATCTGAATATCACCGTCGAGTTTTGCAACTTGCTCATTATATTTGGACTGTGCAAGCGCCTTTTTGTCGTTCAATTTGCTGTCAAGAGTTTTTAAACTGTCCTCTGCGGCGACAATTTCAGCTTTTAAGCGTTCAACCGTGTTGGTCAATCCCTGTCGCTCATTTGCGATTGCTTTTTCTTCTGACGCAATAGAAATATCGCGTTCAGCTTCATAACCGCGAATTTTATTGTCATAGGATTCTTTAAATAATTTGGCGCGTTCAATTCTGCTGTTTTCAAGCTTGATTTTTTCAAGTTCTTCATACTTTGGAGCAGTTTGAAACTTTTCCCATTTATCCGCTTGGTATCCTGCCGGGATTGATTCTGCAATATCTGTTACAGTTTTGCGACCATGAAGTAAAGCGGAGTTTATTAACTGCCGTTCTTTGTAGTAATAGCCTTTTTCGGACTGGATTTCATCAAGCACCTGGAGAATATTTTGGTCGTAGTCTACATCCTGCGGGATTTCTCCAAACTTCTCTTTAATCCAATTTAGATTCCAAGGAAATTCAATCAGATCAAGAATGATACGGTTTTGCTCCTGCCGGGCCATTTGTGTAAATTCAACCGGATTTAACTGCAGCGGTGTAAACAACTTACTTAAAAAGTTTTCAGGTGACGGTACTTCTCTGCCATTTTCCTTAACTGATTTGTAGTCGGATTTATTAATGCGCTTTTTGCGGTTAATACTTAGCCCGGTATCTGTTTCAATGAGAATTTCGCCCTCACTCTCACCGTTGCGAACTATGTAATCACGCCCGGAGTCATTGGTTAATCCATAACGGATAGCGTCAATAATTGCGGTCTTTCCTGCTCCATTGGTACCAGTGATTTCTATTGATTTTCCATCCAATTGCTTTTCGGTGATGGAAAATAGATTTTTAATAATGATCTTACTGTTTTTCATGATTTTTCCTCCAAATCGTGGATCAGCGCCGTTAAACTCTCAATATTAGCCTTTACGTTGCGCTCTTGAATTGCCTTTATCTTCGGCTCATCATCCCAGCCATCAAAAGATTGGTTTTCCTCAAGCTGCTCCTTGTAGAGCTGCAAGGCACATTCATTTTGAGACGCTTTATCAAATCTCCCGCAAGCGTTGCAACGAACACAAATTTCTCCGTAGCTTGCAGGATTGATACAATCTTTCATGCAATTAAAATCCACACATACGTTCATTTCAAGTCCTCCAAATAAGCCTTTGCATCGAATGGGCTGTTTTCAAAGGTGATTGACGGAAATAAATCAGTTGGAATTTTAATCCAACTACAGCCATTATCCCATTCGCCATTTCCAACCTTACTCGGAGCTTTTGCATATCCAAAAATTTCATTACTTTTATCTCTAGCAATGAACGGATATCCTCCTGTGACGTACAGCCTAAAGAATTTATTTTCTTCCTCGCTGAACTGTGGGGTGCGGATGATTTTTTCGGGGTGGTTGATAATTAACGGCACATAGTTTTCGCGGATTTCTCCGTCAGAGTTGTAAAGGTATGACATTTCTCCATTAAAATGATATGGGCCTTTTTCAAATCCAGCGATATTAAACTGCTCGAGCGGGTTTAAACCAGTCACTTCGCAAATGCGCGGGCGGTCGGGGATGAGTTCAAACTGTTTGGGGTCTAGGTTTATATGCGTATGCTCGATGCCACAACAAGCCTGCTCAGGATGGTTATGCTCCAATATTTTGATATTAATAAACTTGTTCGGACACACAGTTACAACCTCTCCTTTGGTCATATCTTCGCTTGTGCAGCCATAGTCGTTACCTTTAATCCCTCTGACGATGTCGCCTACTTTAAAATCCATTTGACAATCTCCTTTCAGACTGCTATTATTTAATCGAAATATTTTCTACTGCGCCGCTTTCCTGCTCCAACAGGGATGCGGCTTTTTTATTGAGGTAATAATTGTGTTGCTTGACTTTTATTTCCTCCTTATGCTCTCGGCCGTATCGTTTTTGATATGCTCGCTTGTGTCGTTTGTTACGCTGATTATCGATTGCAAATTGGCGATTGATTTTAGCGTCGCATTGAGCCATATCGATAAGTTCTTGCGGCGACCAGTACGTCACCATGCGTAATGCCCCCTGATTAAATCTCGGTAATGCTTGTCCATTACTGAAAAATAGCTATTCTCCGATGCCTCACAAAGTCCAGCCACAACCGATTTTTTAAAGTCGAGTTCGGAATTTTTGATGTTTTCCGAGGCTTTCCAATTTGCGTGCTTGTCACAATCGGAGTGACATTTAAAGTGACGGTCTGTACAATCCTTGCAGGGTGGTTAAGTAAAAATCATTTGACCTTTACCTCCCCACAGACCATGTATCCAACAATCCCAAGTCCTGCCGTAGCTGCTGAGCCTGCACCTAAACAAAAAATCTGCACGGCGCTTAGGCTATCCGCTGATGTTGCGCCGGTTACAAGCATGAGTCCTGCAAAACCGATTGCTGCGAGGATAACGAATAATATTGATAGCCAATTTCTCTTGCGTGGCTGTGGCTGCGTTGGGCCGCCTTTCCATTCATACATTTGGGTTAGCCTCCCTTACAATTTCCATCATTATTCGGCGGACGATTTTGCAGTTTTCGGTGATTCTTGAAATATGTGGGAGTGGTTCATTCCATCTATCACATTGCCAAGGTTCTTTGTTTGTCTTAACTGCTTCTCTTCCAGCGCGTAGCTGTTCCGCCTCGTAACGGTTTAACTTTTCTTGCTCCGCTTCTATTTCTTCCAGCAGATACCGGACGATTTCAATTTTTTTCATGAGCTTGTCCCCTTATCTTTTTCTTTTTGACATTGCCTTTTCGCTTGATTTATTGCCGTAAACCGGACGGGGTAGCTTGTCCTTTTTTCTAATAGGCGTATTCATGAAGTCTCTCATGAAATCTTTCGTGGTCATTGCGATATAATTACCGGGCCACATTGGGCTTGTCCTCCTTGTAAATATTTCCTTTCCGGAGTAGAATTATGGGGAAAGGAGGTGATAAGAATGTATAATATTAGGTTTCTTTATTACGATGGCACTATTATTGATTGCCAAGATATCGTAAAAGTTAAGCATTCAAGGCTTGAGGGAGAATATACTGAAGATAGGATTCTGACCTCACATTATCCGTTGAATGCAGATTATTGGCTACTCTCCGATAGCGCCTCCTACAAAATCGGATATAAAGATTTAAAGGCAATCATGACCACTAAGGTTTAACCTGCAATGCGCGCTTCGATGTGTACCGCCACATCGGGGCGTTCTTTTTTGATTTCCGAAAAGAATTTAATTATTTCTCTACAAGCGTCTTTGTACTCGCTATAATCAAGCGAAATAATAAAATCAATATTTAAACTTCCGTTTTCCATCTTCTCTCCCTCCTTTCAGCTTTTGTTGGGGGTGGTTATGATTTTGCTAATGCGCCCTGCGTATACCACATATAAAACGTGACGGTTGGAATTTTAAAGGCTCTGTTGACTGCTCCCATGCATTGCCAGCTAATTCCGAACGGGCATTGACCGTTTTCAATTGATGCGCGCAGTCCGTCACTCTTTGCCCCTAAAAATGCGGCGCACTCGGTTAAAGGTATGTACTGCGGGTTTTTGGTGACGAGTTGGTCAAGCTCTAAAAGCTTGTCCTCTATAGGCTTGGGAAGTTTCATGGCTTGTCCTCCCACTCCGTAATGATCTTG